TCTAACCCCAGTAAGGAGGGAGAAGATAAAAGGTTTCTGCAAGTGCAGGGGGAGCACGTTGTGCAGTTTCTTTATATCTTCAAGAGTAAAGTATTTAGTTTTTTTAGGGAACTCCTTTACTCTTTTAATAGAGGGCTTAGTGTCCAACCACCCTAACTCTTCATATGCATACATAAGTATTGCACGGAAGTAGTTTAAATATCTGTTGACAGTTCCGGGACTTCCTTTTATTCCCGATCTGACATTAGCGATATGTTCTTTTGTAATGTTTCTTAAGTCTATATTAGCAAACAATGGATCAAAATACTTTCTATAAGTAAAATCATTTTTACCCATTTTATTAAATCTATAATATTGTTTTACAGCGTCTTTCCAGGTATTCATCTTTTAGATCTTTTTAGCAAAGCGTTTAAATGATTCTGCCAGACTTTTTTAAACTCCGGATCTTTAGCGTTTTTTTTTGCTGTTCTTACAGCAATACATCTTCTGGTTAGATTATCCATATTACCCCTTAATCTTATTAGCTTTATGTAATTTATATAGATCTTTAAAGTAGTTAATTTCTCCCTGTAAGTCTTCCCAAATTGCATCTTTAACCTCTTGTTTATTTATAGACTTGTGAGTAGATATAATTTCTAACTCAGATTTCTTTGGTGCCCACCATTGATAGTTAAGTGATTTATATGCAGGTGAAGGATCACCGGTTGTTTTCCATCTCCAAATTACATTACCGGCTTCAGTCTGCCAGTAAAAAGTATTTAATACATCATTCATTTTATTCCCTCAAATAATTAGTAATGTAAACATATTAATTTATTATTACATTAATGTCAAACAATATATCTTTTAAAGATATTTATAGGAATAAGACAGGCAAGCTTTTTCTCAGAGTCACCCTCTCCTAGTATTTTCTGGGACCTTATGTTGTTTAATATAATGCATTCAACTATTTTGTTTGGTGTGATCCACATAGTTTCTTTTCCGGTATATATAATCCAGTAGTCTGCCTCAGTGCTTAGAAGAGCAGAGGGGCTGCCAAACATAAACAGCTCAATGATAATGTTGCCCGTCTCTTGGCTTTTATAATCAACCTTTACTTCTATCTTTAGATCCTTCTCTGGAATAAAAATATCATATGGTTTAAATTTTCCAGGAACTAGAACCGCCGTTGGGTATTTTTTTCTTATTGATTTAAGAATTGAGTTTTCAAGATCTTGACCAACTAAAAGATCTTTTTGAAAAGACTTACTTGTATTTGTTTTTAATATCCGAGTAGTCATGTTTTGACATTATTGACTGAATGGATATATCGTTAAACTTATGATCTGACTTTATTATTTTTGAAAGCACATCAATGCACTTATGATCATGTTGATGCATCTCTGATTGATACATCGCAACATAAACAACCCTTTCCAAAACGTCTTTAACAGAAAGATTATCTGTGTTCTTAATCTTTTGTAAATTTCTCCACCTGTCTTCCTGAGATGATATTTGTCTTATTTTATACCCCTCAGCTGCGTTTTTAAGGTTAATTGTTTTTCTCAATGTGCTTGGAAGTTGATTCCATTCTCTTATTTCGTCCTCTTGCCTGCCACAAGTTTTGCACCTTGTATCACCTAAAGTTGTAGAGCAGACATTCCCATTGCAAGGTGAGCCAGATAATGACCCCTCGCCTAGAACAGATGAGAGCCTCTCTGATGAAGAGAGACCCTTGTCTAAGTTGGTATCCATCAGATTTATTAAGAAGTTTCCTCGTTTGATGTGTCTTCTTTGTTATCTGATTTTACTGTATTTTCTTCGTTTTGTACAACGACATAATCTTTTGGAAGCAAAGATCCAAGATCTCCTTGATCAACCTTGCTGCCAAGTTGTGCCAGTCTCATAACTTCAGAAAATATTGGTGCAATACTTTGATTATAGAATTGAATTTGAGCTATCTTTTGGTTTGCAGCCTCAGATAAAGAATCTTTTTTATATTCTCTTTGCTCGCCATCTATAAATAAAGTTAAGATATTATCTTCCATAATTACTCCTTACTAAAATGGTAGATCGTCTTCTACAATGTTCTTTGGAAACATCTCTTCAGACTTTGGTTTAAAACTCTCTGCGTCTTTTGGTGTAAAAGAAAAACTTAAAGCAGGAGATTTTTCATTTGCTCCTGGCTTTCTTTTCCAAGCACTAACCCAAAAGTCTTTGCCATTACAGTTAGCCTCACCCTTAAAATCAGGATGCTTATCTGTTTCTTTTTTATCGTTCTTCCAAATCGCACCGCGATTACTATTATCATATTCCATTATATATTTTTCTCCTTATTAACCCAAGATTCTAAAATTTTATTTACCATGTAAGCAATTTTTCTATCATAAAATTTATGATTTTCTTTTTTACTTACAGCAATAAGCTTGTCGTAAACATCCTCTTCGATTCTTGAACTAATAGATTTTTTATTATTAGCCATTTTTATTCCTCTATGAGTTTTGTGTAAATTCTAGAATCACCTTCTGATCTGTATCCTTCTAATACATCTCTTTCAATGTTCTGGTCCTTTACCAGTCGACTATAGTTAATTCTGCCTCTAGCTTGTGTCATATGACATTTTACTGAAGACGTACCAAAAGCTCCGCCATGTTTTTTTATCAACATAGCAGACAGTTCCTTTTTCCTAGATTCTAAGGAAACAGATCTATCTTTGAGCTGTTTTAGTTCTTTTAATACAGATGCAAGCTCAGATGTTTCACTGTCCTCGTCAACTGTTTTGTAATTTATTCCGGGCTCTTCTTTTGTTTCAGACCATCTTGCAATATATGTTGGGTCTTTGGATTTTTCTGCATACCAATCCATAAACTTTTGTGCCTTTGGTATATATATTTCAGCCCATCTAGAGTCTCTTTCAACCCATTCTTGATAGTGTTCGTTGTCGCTATACCATTGAAAGAAAAGCATTTCATCTATATCCATGCACTCCATAGCTAATTGCATTTGATGCCAATAGTTTCTTTTTTGATCCTTGACATTGGTGCACGGTTTTGTTTGTGGACACTTAACCTCAACAGCAGACACTGAACCGCTTCTCCCTTTCATCATAATTCCGTCTGGCGACATTCCAAGCCAATTATATTTTGGGTGAACAACAAAAGATGGCTGTGTAATTTTATAACCCATTCTCTCTAAAGTTGCTAAAGCCAAGGGCTCACTATTCTTACCATGTGTAATAGCAAACATTGCTCTTTGATCAAAAGGGTCTTGAGTTAAATGGTGTGCTTCTCTATAAATATCTCTACCCAAAGCCTCCCACTGATCTCCCTTTGTCCACATACATTCATCTGCTGCTTTTGGTATTCTTGTTCCAGTAATTCTATTAGCTCTTTGCTCATGCCAAGCAGCGGTGCCTTGTTGTATCTGTACCATCACTGAACCGCCCTGCTGTAAACAAGGTTTAATTGGACCCTTGTCTCTTTATCATTGCTAAGCTCAGCAACTTTATCATATCTCTTAAATATTTTTTGTGCCTCTTCCTTAGTTTGTGCAGTCTTAAGTTCTTTTTTAAAGTCCTCTAATACTGAAAACTCTTCTTGGTCTTGTTCAGGTTGAGAGCCTTTATCAATACCTTCAAGCTCTGGCTCCTCAATACCTTCAAAGGGTACGCAAAAAGTTTCAAGCAAAGCGTTTCTATAAGCAAAAGATCTTGCTGATTCCAAATCTTTTCCTTGTTGGGACTTGCTATGACCAACATAAGATCTATCAATATAGGAACCATCCTCTGTTGATATAAATCTTAGTGTGCCAACCACTCTTGTAAGGGTTGATCTTCCGTCCTCTAAAAATTTAGTTGAAACATTTAGATCGGGCTGTACCACCGTAAGAATGTTGTTATCATGCAGTGGCTTTGAAAAGGATTGTATAATCTGATCAATACCCCTGTATTTATATTTTTGAAAACTGTTAACACCTTCTTTTGCAATAGGGTTAGCCAGCATGTGTTTTTGCACGTTTTGTAGTGCTGTATATATTTTTTCTTTTGACATTGTATTAAAACCTCCAGGTAGATTGTAAACATTCATTTATTTTAAATCAATACTTTACAATAATTATTTTTTAATATTAAATATGCAAATGAGGGAAACATATGTCACTTGAATATATAACAAAGGTTTTAAAGGTAGAGGTCAACTCCACACAGAAATTAATTTTAATAGTTCTTGCTAACTATTCTGACGAGCATGGTCAGTCATACCCAAGCCATAAAAAATTAACCGAGCTCACAAATCTTTCTTTGTCTGCAATTAAAGACAATTTAAAAAAATTAAAAGAAAAAGGTTTAGTAGAGTGGGAGCAAAGAACTAATACAAGTAATTTTTATAAATTAAAAGTGTCGCCGGCAGATGGCTATCCCCCGCCGGGAGGTGGCTACAATACTAAAGGTAATACTAAAAAGGTATATATATTAGATTTGGATAAAATAAATGAAATCTATAAACAAGTAACTGATAAAACTTTTTATCAACACAGTGCTAACTCATTTAAAGCAACACCAAGATGGAAAGAATTAAAAGAGTTGGGTAGGAAGGGAGTTGTCTCACCAAAAACGGGGAATAAAATAAATCTGGCATCAGAAGAGTTCTGGTATAAA